AGGAGGCTCCTATGCCAATGCGGCCAGGATGCTATACATGAAAACAAAGAGCAGCATGCTTTGCGGCCATGTGCATGTGGAGTCCAGCCATACAGAGCCTGATGTGGACAACAAAATTAATACCTGCTTCACGGTGGGCAGCATGTGTACCCTATCGCCGGAGTACCAGCCTTTCGGTGGGAAGTCTTGTCATGGCTTTGCGCATATCTTGACAAATCCTGACAAGTCATTTTCGGTCAAGAATTACCGTATCTATGAAGGGAAAATCCTATGAACGGAAGTATCCTCATACCGGAAAAATTCAAGCTCAACGGTAAGACTATCGAGGTCATTATCGATAATGAGTATTGCAAGCAGGAGAACCTGCTCGGAGAGGCTGATTTCACGGATAAGATTATCACGTTATGCGACCGGGCAAAAGGACATAAATTGTCCAAAATTGAAAAGGAGAAGGTTTATTACCATGAGCTGGTTCACATGATTCTGGATGCAATGGGCAGGGATGTGCTGAAGTATAACGAGGACTTTGTAGATAGATTTAGTTTGTTATTATGGGAGTTCGAAAAGAGCAAAAGATGAAGCCATCAAAACAATGCTTTGAGCTGATAAAAAAGTATGAAGGTTACTCTGGCATAGCATACCTATGCCCGGCAAAAGTTCCTACAATCGGCTGGGGAAGCACCATGTACGACAACGGCGAGCCGGTCAAGATAGGCGATGTTATCAGCAAGGCAAGAGCTGAAGACCTGCTAAACTATGAGGTAAGGCATTTCGCAGATAAGATTAACCGTCTGGAGTTGGGCCTGAATCAAAACCAGTTCGATTCGATTGTTTCGCTTGTGTATAACATCGGTATAGGTGCTTTTAGGAAATCTACTATCTTGCGTCTGATTTCGCAGAATCCTAATAGTTTGGATATTGCGGTTCAGTTCGGCAGATGGATATACGGTGGCGGCAAGATGCTGCCGGGATTAGTTAAACGCAGAGCCGATGAGATGGAGTTGTATTACAAGCCTATTTAAACGAAAAGCAATGGAGCTACACATACACAACCATAGTACAAACGATTGTATCTCTTCACTTTTAAAACAAATAATCATGAATCAAGAAGAACTCAAAGCCGCTCTGGAGGCCGCTACCGTTCAGGCCGAAAAGAACAAAGCCGAACTGGTTGTAAAGCTGGATGAACTGGCTGCTGCCATCGCAGCGCAAGGTCAGGTATCTCCGGAAGTTCAAGCTGCTTTAACGGCCCTGAACGACACGTTGAAGGCAACCGATGACCTCGTAGCCGATGCTTAAAAATCTTGCCAATTGGCAAGGGTTGTTAATGGTTTTCGGATAACAGTAACCCCAGCTTTTTCAGGCTGGGGTTTGTTCGTATTGATCAATCGCTTTAAATATCTGCAACGCAACCTGCGGCACTATGGCGTTTCCTCCGGCTTTGATTGATTCGTTTCGCCATTTAGGAAAGGTAATTCCGTCCAGTCGGGGGGAAAGCCCATCATTTCCAGTACAAACCGGGGATTGAGTTGGGAAGTTTTGCCATTGCCCATCATTTCGTTGATAACGTCTGGAACATTTGACTTCTTTACTACTTTGCCGTTTTCTATTCTTTGGGTTTCCGATTTCCTGCCTCCCTTGTAATCCCTCGTTGCTGGTGTCGGCAACATCCCCATACTCATTGCCGGTGTCAGCGTCACCGAATGCATCGAACCCTCCTTTACTTGGCTGCTCTTCATCGTTGCCGTTGCATTGGTTGAGTCCATTGCTGTCTGGGTGGGAAGTAGTCCAGTCCAGTTCTCCGTATTGCTCAAACCTTGTTGTTTGCTGTTCGGCCCTCGCCTTTTGAAATCTTGTGTCGTTGGAGTTGGGAGCATTCCCATTTTCGCCATTGTAGGCAAACTGTCTATTTGGTTGTTTGCTATTCGTTCTTTGCTGTTGTCTATTTCCTGCGCTCTTGGAGTAGGCAACAAACCAAACCCTATCTCTTCGGTGGGGAGCGTTAACGGCCGCAGCTGGAAGAACATACGGCCATACTTCGTACCCCGCAGCTTCCAGGTCAGTTTGCACCTCGTGGAATACCAATCCCTTTGACCAATTAACAAGGCCGAAAACGTTTTCGCCCACAACCCAACGTGGCTGAATTTCTCTAATTGCTCGACACATTTGAGGCCAGAGATGTCTCTCATCTTCTTTTCCTTTTCGCTTTCCGGCTGATGAGTAGGGTTGGCAAGGGAATCCACCAGTGATGATGTCAATTGTTCCTCTGTGAATAGTGAAATCTGTTTTGGTGATGTCATGATATGATTTTGCGTTAGGCCAATAATGTTTTAAAACCTTTTGTCCAAACTCATTCCATTCGCAATGGAATATGTTTTCCCAACTCATCCACTCGGCGGCAAGGTCAAAACCGCCGATGCCGGAAAATAATGAACCGTGTGTCATTTTATTTTTTTTAAGTTATCACCACATAACGCAAGTGCAAAGAGGAAAGCTTCCGCTGGTACTCATGTCCATCCAGATGCTGAACTTGCCTATCTCGACAATCTCTACTGACTTAATCCATACCGGGTTAGACTCATCGAAATGACAACTCACAATCGTGCGGCTGGATGCACGGAAAGATATCATTGTGTGCGGATAATTATCTTGATTGCCGAGAATCATAATGCCATCCAGAACTACTTCGGAATGCTTAATCCGAAAGGTTTCGATAAAGTTCTCCGGAATCTGGGCCATCAGTTCATGTGCGTGGTCGTTCGCTTCATAGTGTGGGTTGCTGGTAATCGGTGACAGTGTGTTCATGACTTTCTGTTTTTAAGGTTATCATTATAGAATCGCATTAATTCACGCAGGTCGCTCTTCGTTAACTGACCTTTTAATTCTTCTTCCCTCTCCTCAATCTCTATCGACCAAATTATAGCGGCCGCAGTGAGGACAACAATTATTATTAAAATGTAAATCATTGATTTGTTTTTTAAGGTGATTGATTAATTCTTCGTATTCAAGTAAAAGTTCCGGGTACACATCCATGAGATTATTAAGCTTACTGATTCCGTGGATTATGGTAGTGTGATCCTTGTCGAATAATCTGCCTATCTGCTGAAAGGATATCATGCAATGCTGGCGCAAAGCTTTGTATGTCATCTGCCGCATCTGGACACGCGTACGAGTGCGCTCATCTTTGAGAAGATAAGGCACATCTACATTGAAAAAGTTTGCAGCTTCCTTGATTATGTTTTCCGGTGTTCGTGATTTCTTCATTATAGAGATTTAAAAGCAGCCGACCGGAGCCGGCTGCATGGTTAATCAAGGAGGGGTTACCGTGAGTTCTCTTCATATCGGCTTGCTGCACTATTAAGCATCGTAAGCATATCGTCTGTCAAGCTATACTTTGAAGTAACGCGCTGGATGACATTATGCTGGCCGTCATTGATGGCAGCAATAGCCTTCAGGTACACATCATCCGGAATCATCGGAAGCTCCTTTACTTCAACATGTGGCACATCTTCGGTAATTACCTGCTGCATCTCTTCGGGTACATAGACCGGGCCAGCGAATACATCCGGGGTAAACCACTTCACGCCGTTACTGATGGCGCGTGCGAATAGCATGTTCTTGGGGAACTTGTCGAGGTTCTTGGTACCTGCTTTCTTGGCATCTTCATAGCTGAAGGAACTATTACCGATTTTCTCGCTGCCTTCGTAGAAGTCAATGGAGCAGTGCTTGTCGGTGTTTTCCACTACCCTATAATTATACTTGCCAGATGACTTGACCGCTGAAGCGATAAGACCTGCGCCGATGACTGGCTTCCCGGCGATGATGTGGATTCCGGAGATGGAGGCGAGCGGTGGCAGGCCCAGCTCGTTCCCTGCGCAAATCTTTACCATTGCCTGCGCAGCACTTTTAATGTCGGCGAATAAGCCGGATTTGAAAAACTGGTCTGCGAGCATCATGGCATCGTTCGGAGCGATGCGTTGTACTTGATTGTTCATTTTTGTTTATTTAGGTTGTTAATGAATGAAAGTTTAAAAAGACCCAGTGCGTGGAAACGCTCCGGGGTATCTACTGAAAACCAAAAAACTATGAGAGAGAAACTGTAACGGTAGTCGTGCTGGACTTGACCGGAGGATATATCTTAACGAGTTCGCCATGTTCAGTAACGACATCAAGACCTGACTGCGGAACTGTCTTGAGGAATGTTTCGCGTGCCTTAATCTTTGAGTCCAGTTCGGCCTTCTTGAGCAGCAGCTCATCCATATCAGGATCTCCGCACATGAGGTAATCGTACTTAACTCCTACCTCCTTGACACTGAACTTGCCATTATACCGCTCGAAGGTCTTGCCGTGCTTTGTGGACTCATCGAGCAGCGCATCGCGGTACTGCGGATCGCTGGTGATTTCCTTAATGATTTCCTCCATTGCTTTGACCTGAAGGTGTACCTTGATAGGATCGGCATCGCCGACCAGGATGCGGTTGATTACATCGCGCACGAAACTGAACCGCTGGGCCTTGTCTGTCTGGAATAGGCTTAAAATGCTGGTGGTTGTTAATACGTCCATTGTTTTCGGTTTAAATGTTTGAGAAAAGGTATTCAATTACTGATTCGCCAAAGAGAAAGATAGCCACTATGATGGCGAGATAAAGCGCATTGCGTTGATTGTACTTCATGTTGTTTGGTTTTTGGTTTGCAGCCGGTATCGGATTCGAACCGATATCTATCAGGAATCCTGACACGTTCCCCGAGGCGGTATTTATTCCCACTTACGACAACCGGCTGGCATTTATTAACTAAAATGTGCAGTGTAGGATGCTGCTCCCCGGTAGATATTATTTTATTTATAGATTATTTCAACTACTGTTCTTTTAATTCCATATTCATTTTGTGTAAATCCAATTAATTGTTTTTCAAAATTGAAGCCGTATGATTTACCAGTTTTCCAAATTGTAGCAGTAGTTAAATTATTTGCATTCATTACTTTTTTTGCGTCTGTAATAGCTTGAATCAAAGTTGTCATGTTGTTTGTTTTAGGTTGTTATCGTTTCGTTGACAGAGCAAATATACACTAATTTCGGAAATTAAATTTTTTTTTTTTAATCCTATTTTATTACCTTCGCAATATTCATAACTAAAAAAATTAGCATGGAAAAGAAAACGAGAGGCCGAAAACCGCTACCAGACAATGAAAAGCGAAAGGAACTGTCAATATTTGTTAAGGCTAAATACGCTCCAGAGGCCTATCTTGAAATCAAAAGAATTGAAAGAAAATACAATTTCCACAATGAAAAAGAAGATGGCACCATCGCAGGCATGGCGTGAGAAATACTCACTGCTATACGTTAAGCATTACCACCAAACCTACCCATCGGTGGCAGCTGATGGTCTGATACCAAAGCCGAAGTTCCCAGATACTAACAAGGCGAACGGCCTTACCCGGTTCGTAATCGATATGATTAACTGGTCTGGTGGATACGCTAACCGTATCAGCTCGGCTGGTAGGGTTGTGAACGGCAGATACATTCCCGGAACTACCAGAAAGGGTACCGCCGATATCCATGCCATCATTAAGGGCCACCACTTCAGCATCGAGATTAAGGTCGGGAAAGACCGGATGAGTGAATGGCAAGAACAAGAGCGCGAACGTGTGCGCAACGCCGGAGGGAACTATATTATTGTTGCTGATCCGGATTCTTTCTGCACGGCGTTGCAGTATATCTTGAAGAATTAACTACTTTTATCCTCCTCCAAAACCGAAAACATGGTAAGCATTTACCCTCACATCTTCGACACGAAGAACGGCACCGACATCGAACTTATGGAAATCCTGCTTGGCATCCAGTCGGGCAGGTGGCAAGATGACTGCTATCCAATCATGAAGGAAGAAGATAAGGTAAAGCGTAATGAACTTAAAAAGAAGGTTCCTTATTATACCGTATCCGGTACATTTGAAGTAAGAAGCAATAACGGATTACGCAAGCATTCTGGATACATATCCATAGACTTCGATAACGTTGAGAACCTTGAAGCCTGCATTGAAATAATAAAGAAAGACCCATACACATTCGCGGTATTCAAATCGGTTTCACATACTGGCTTCTGCGTTATCGTCAAGATAGACCCTGCCCGGCATCTGGAATCATTCGAGGGCCTCGGTAACTATTATTTCAATATCCTACGTCATCCAATAGATCAGGCTTGCAAGGATGTGAGCAGGCCCAGATATGTATCTTTCGACCCGGACTGCTTCATAAATAGTAAGAGCAAGCAGTTCCGTGACTATCCAAAAAGAGAAACAAAAGAAGCAAAGCACCAGCGCACGCGTGTAGATTATCTACATACCGCAAACAAGTTCAGCCGCATCATTGCTTCCATAGATAAGGATATCACCGGAGATTATGCCCAGTGGCGAGATATCGGCTTCGCCATAGGTTCGGAATATAAGGAATCAGGGGAAGATTACTTCCACCAGCTTTCGCAGTTCTCACCGAAATACGACCGGGCAACTACCTCACGACAGTACAAGCTTTGCTGCAAGACCGGTGAGATAACTATCAGCACATTTTACTATTATGCGAAGCTTTACGGATTTAAGGTTACGACCGATGACGAAAAGAAGACGGCAGAGATAGCTTACTATGCCAAAATATCAAACAAAAAAAAGGAGTTCGTTACACAAAAATTGAAGGAAATCGGTATCAAACCGGATGACCAAATAATCGAAGCGGTCAACAAGTCCAATACCTACACTCCGATAGATACCTCACCGAAGGCCAAGCTTGATCTGGATGCGGTCATTACTTGGATTACTACCAATACCAGCATAAGGAAAAACGAGATATCTCGGTTCTATGAGCAGGATGGCAAGGTGCTTGAAACGGAGGACTTTAACTCCATCTTCATTCAGGCGAAGAAAACCTTTGAAAAGTTGAATCGTGAAATATTCGATACTATTATTTTCTCTGACAATACCCAATCTTATAACCCTATAAAGATATACATAGACAGTCTGGTCTGGGATGAGCGCGACCGTATCACCGAGCTTTGTCAATCAATTACATCCAATACCGGAGATTTCGATTACCGTAAGGTTCTCCTGCAATCTTGGCTGCTCGGCATCATCGAGTCCATCTATACCGATGAGCCGAACATCCTCCAGCTGATTCTGGCAGGAAAGCAGAACACCGGTAAATCTGTATTCTTTAAGAATCTTTTGCCTGCTCCATTAAAGAAATACTTTGCCTTCAGCCAGCTTGATAAGGGTAAGGATGACGAGCTGCTGATGTGCCAGAAGCTTATAATTCTCGATGATGAATACTCCGGTAAATCCAAGCAGGATGCTAAACTTATCAAGCGCCTGCTATCTGCTCCGCTATTCGACCTCCGTGAGCCATACGGTAAAAAGAACATAACGCTGAAGCGGATGGCTTCGCTTTGCGCCACATCGAACGAGACCCAGTTACTGAACGACCCTACCGGGAACCGACGCAATATCATATTTGAAGTCACCGGGCAGTTTGACTATGAGAAATACAATGCCATAGATAAAGAGCAGCTATTTGCACAGATCAAGTGGATGTTTGACAAAGGATACAAGTCGGCACTGATGCCCAGAATGATTGAAGAAATCAATCTATACACCGGGCAGCACAATAGCGAAATCTGCATCGAAGCGGAGCTGGTAAACATGTTCTACGAGGAGCCGGGCATACATGGACAGTATGACTTCCGCACGGCAACACAGATTAAGAACCACATTGAGAGCAATTCAGTACAGAAAATATCCATTAAGAAGCTCGGCATGGAGCTAAAGCGACTCGGCTATGAGCGCGTAAAAGTGGAAGGAGTTTACGGATACTACATCGGAGAGGTCAGCAGATAATATTACAATCGGGTAACATGTAATGCAATTCGGGTAAGATAAAAAAACTATCTTACCCGCTTGTATTTTATTGATAATCATAGTACTTATAAAGGTTGGGTAAGATAGGTAAGATAAAGTTATTAATTAGGAGAGAATATTATTATACACACAGTAAAATAATTTTTTTTCTCTGGTAGAGTTTTCAAGCATGATTTTACCTTTATCTTACCCAGCCTTGAAATACAGTGTGGTATTGACTTTCAGCGTGGGTAAGATAGAAAAAATTATCTTACCCGAAATTCAACCCCTAAAATAGTACTCAATTTGTAGTACTACATTTGTAGTATAGTGATTTGATATGATAAAAAAGACATAACTTACACTTGTGCAACACACGCACGCCATCATAACGCGCATCTATCAATCGCAGGAACTCGCCGACCTGCTGGTCAGGATTCGTCCTGAAGCTATTAGAGACGATTTAAGGCAGGAAATAGCACTTACCTTACTCACACTACCTTGCGACAAGATAATCGCTTTAAACGAACGTAATGAGCTTATACGCTATGTTATGAAAATATGCTGGGTATTGGCGGTCTCTGATAGGTACATGCTATCCAGTCGCTATAAGCAGAAGGAGCTGGTCAATGCAATGGACTACCTCTATACGCAGATGAACTACCCGGAAGTGCCTATTTCTTTAGCCGTCAATGCTAAAAATTTTATTAATAAAAAAAATAAGAATATTTTTGAGGATCATGAGGCACGGATATTTAACAGATATGTTGAGCTGGGCAGTGCCAGAGCCGTTGCCAAATACTACGGCATACCTTTGAATCATACGGTCAACGTCATTAATAAAGTTAAAAAAGAACTCAAATGTTTATTGCAGGAATAGCCGGACTACTCTTCGCGTACTTCTTTATCCATGTGGCAGGCTTGCACATGGTGTTGAAACGCATATTAAAGCGGCCCGGAAGGCTAAAGCCGTTTGATTGTTTGCAATGTCTTACAGTGTGGTCGGTAGTAATTTTATACTTTTTGCCCATAGAAATTAGTAATTTTCTAACAATTTGCCTCGGAGCTGG